ATAAATTGCGTGAAAAAGGTAGAAGATGTGATGTTTTGCCTGTTCTGCTTATGATTGATGATTGACTTTTAAAAATTACTTGAAATTCTAAAAAATCATTTTCTATCATCTGCACGATTCAGAAGTGTATTTCAATCACATTACATAGCAAAAAAGGAGATGATTGAAATTAATGAACAAACCACTACGAAAGTGAAATACCCTAAAATTGACACATCTTGAGACTGTTTGAGACTCTTCTTGGTGTAGACTACAGACAATAGGATTGCGGCTACAACCAATCAATCCATACGTTTTACTCCTTTACTTGATTTGGGCCTGATGCGGTGCGGTCCTCCTTGATTACGGATCTTTTTTGTGGGTAATGTACACACCTTGATATGCGCAGGGGTGGGAGCGTGGTGTGTTATTTAAGCAAGTAACGGCGGGGCGTTTCGGTATTTCGCTACCTTAGCGCCCTGCCTTACTTTTTGACAGGTGGAGCGATGGCAAAAGACTTTGCGAAAAAATTTTATAACTCCAAACAGTGGCAGGATTTCCGAGCGTTTATAATCACCGATCGATACGGTCTCTGTGAGATATGCGGTAGTCCCGGCGAAGAAGTCCATCACGTCATATATCTGACAGAGGATAATATCGACGATCCGGATATAACGCTCAATGCCAACAACGTGCTGCTGCTCTGTAAACGGTGTCACAACCAAGAGCACGAGAGAACGTATCAGATGAGACGCTTCCAGCAGATCCGCAATAAGAGTAACGATATTTATACGTTTGACGAAGACGGCAATCTGGTTGTCAATAAAAACGTAACCATCGTGCACGGAGCTCCATGTAGCGGTAAGACGACATACGTTAAGCGGCACAAGGGTAAGTACGACATCGTGGTGGACCTTGACTATATCAAATATGCGTTACTGCTGGGAGACGATGACGTGGCTGACGTACTGCCTTGGGCGTGGGATGTGAGAGACTTTCTCTATGAGCGTATAGCGCAGAGAGCCAAGTACTTCGAGCACTGTTGGGTCATTGCGACGTTGCCTAAGCGTAAGGAGCGTGAGGATCTGGCGCAACGGTTACATGCAAATCTGTTGCACATCGATACCGACAAGGAGACTTGCTTGCTCCGAGCGATGACACGTAATGATGTTGGCAAGCAACGGCAAATCATTGAGAAATATTTTGAAAATTTTGAAAAATAAAAAACTCCCCCCTATTTTAAAAAGGGGGTGGGGTATCCCTAGACCGAGCGGGGGGGACCTCCGGAGAATGCGCAGGTCGTGCGCGTGACCCCCCTACCGAAAAAACGACCATTCAGAGGTGGTTAGAATTGGCAAAAACATTACGGATTAGCGAAGACTTATCAAAAGAAGAACGGATTAAGAAAGAGGAACGCAGATTAAGAAAAATCTACAAGGATATAGACAAAGATAACAAAGCCCTCGTTGATGGGTTGATAGTGAGGGCTGCTTTTATGCGTATCATGCTTGAGGATTGGGAAGGAGACATTTCCGAGAAAGGCCCGACGGAAATGTTTACGCAGTCCGAAAAGGTGGACCCGTACGAAAGAGAACGCCCGATCGTAAGACTCTACAATCAGATGAACAAAAACTATCAATCCATCATGGCACAGTTGTCGAGCTTGGTGCCTAAGCCTGAACCGAAGAAAAAAGATCAAAGCGATGGCTTTGAGGAATTTATCAATGGGCGTGATGATTGATGGTAAAGTACCCGTTAGATTATAACCCGATACTTGAGTACTGGGAGGAAATCGAAAGCGGAAAAGAAGTCGCATGTGACAAGCTGTATCGTACATACAAAAAAATCGTATATGACCTCAATGACAGGCATAGCCCGTATTACTATTCATCGAAAAGAGCCAACCACGTCATTGAGTTTTTTGAAAACTATTGCCACCACTCCAAAGGGAAAATGGGTGGTAAAAGAGTCGTCTTGGAGCTGTGGGAAAAGGCCATGCTCGCTACCGTTTTCGGATTTATCGACATTGAGGGCAATCGTAAATACCGTGAATCCGTCTTAATCATCGGTAAGAAGAACGGGAAATCGTTGCTCGGATCCGGAGTAGGATTGTATCTCCTATTGGCGGATGGGGAACCCGGTCCCGAAATATACTCTGTGGCCACAAAGAGAGATCAGGCAAAGATTATCTGGGGCGAAGCCAAGCGTATGCGGAATAAGTCTCCCGCATTAAGGAAGAGGACCCGAGCTCTTGTCGGAGAGATCCTTTGCGATACCAACGACGGCGTATTTAAGCCATTGGCAAGCGACAGCGATACGTTGGACGGTCTCAACGTGCACGGAGTGCTCATGGACGAATGGCACCAATGGAAAAACGGCATTGCCCTGTACGACATCATGGCCGACGGTACCACGGCGAGAGAGCAGCCGTTGATTTTTGCGACTACGACGGCAGGTACGATAAGAGAAGATATTTACGATATCAAATACGATTACGCAACGCAAGTCATAAACGGATATTTCGACCCGAACGGCTATAAGGATGAACGCTTTATAGCCTTTATTTATGAGTTGGATAAGAGGGAAGAATGGACGGATCCGGCAATGTGGCGGAAAGCCAATCCCGGACTCGGTACCATCAAAAACGAAGTCACTCTTGCGGAGAAGGTAGAAAGGGCGAAGAAGAATCCAAGCATGGTGAAAAACCTTCTTTGCAAAGAGTTCAATATCCGCGAGACTTCGTCCGAAGCTTGGCTGACTTACGATCAGCTTAACAACACTGCAATATATGATATTAAACAACTCAAACCCACTTACGGGATCGGCGGTTTAGATTTATCCGAGACGACTGACTTAACATGTGCGACGGTATTATTCATGGTGCCGAATGATGACACGATATACGTGCATCAAATGTATTGGCTCCCTGAGGCGGTGCTTGACCAACGGATCAAGGAAGACAAGATACCATATGACAAGTGGCTGGACCAAGGATGGCTACGAGTCAGCGAAGGGAACAAGGTCAATTACAAGGACGTCGTTGCTTGGTTTGTGGAGGTGCAAGATAAACTGGATATTTATTTATTTAAGGGCGGATATGACAGATGGAACTCACAATATATCGCCGATGAACTCAAGCAAACATTCGGCATGACGGTCTTTGAAGAAGTTGCTCAAGGACCAAGGACTTTTTCCGCCCCGATGAAAAACTTCGCTGCGGACCTGTCGGCAAAGAGAATCAATTACAATAATAACCCGATCCTTAAGTGGAACTTGTCGAACGCAGCCATAAAAATTGACGCCAACAACAACATCATGCTGATGAAAACAAGCAATCCAAGAAAGCGAATCGACGGTGTGGCAAGTCTCTTGGATGCGTATATCGTGCTCGAAAGGTATTATGAAGAATACAAGAACTTTATTTGATGGAGAGGGGTGATCCCTTGGGACTTTTTGAGAAACTTATACCGAAAAAGTACAGAGAAAAGAACATAAACGAATACTTCCAAGCTCTGACGGCGTACACCCCTGTATTTAGGACCTATATGGGCGGACTCTACGAGATGGAGCTTACAAGGAGTGCCATACATTGTATAGCAACCCATTGCAGCAAGCTCAAACCCGAGATACAAGGCAGCGCTTATAAAAACTTGGAGAAGGTATTGCAATACCAGCCGAACCCATACATGGATACGACCAAGTTTTTATACCGTTTGGCAACGATCTTGTACGTCAATACGACGGCTTTTATTTTGCCTTTATACGATGACGACATGTTGACGATCAAAGGCTTTTACCCATTACTGCCGAACAACGCGGAAATAGTTGAATATGGCGGTGAGCCGTATTTGAGATACACCTTCTCAACCGGGAAAAGGGCTGCGATCGAACTGTCGAAGGTCGGCATACTGACGCAGTATCAATATAAGTCCGACTTCTTCGGTGACGGCAATGACGCAATGAACCCGACGTTGAAGTTGCTTGACATACAGAAACAGGGTATGGAAAACGCGGTCAAGTCTTCGGCGATGATTCGCTTTTTGGTGCGTTTAGCTCAGACATTAAGGCCTACAGATATCACGGAAGAGCGAAACAGGTTTACGAAGGAAAACTTAAGCGCGGATAATACGTCGGGCGTTCTGATGGTCGATAGCAAGTATGCCGACGTCCAACGGATCGACAGCAAACCTTACTTGATAGACCATGAGCAGATGAAACTCATACAAACGAATGTCTATAACTACTTCGGGGTTAACGAGAAGATCCTACAGAACAGTTATACCGAAGATGAGTGGAACGCGTTTTACGAGGGGAAAATCGAGCCTTTCGCCATACAACTCAGCCTTGTTTTGACAAACATGCTATTTAGCGAACGTGAAAAGTCGACGGGCAACCTAGTGATATTGTCATCTAACCGACTACAATACATGAGCAATCAAAGCAAGCTCAACGTCTCGACGCAGTTGTTTGACCGCGGGATATTAACGACGAATCAGATCATGGATATATGGAACTTACCTCACGTTGAGGATGGCGACAAACGTTATATTCGAAAAGAATATACCGAGGTAAGCCAATTAGACAAAGAAAATAACACAGGAGGCGATAACAATGGCAGTCAAGATACCGGACAGGGAGTACAGAGCGATAGTTCAACCGTTCCAAATTCCGGAGACGACGACGGACAAAAGAATTGATTCCGATTTCTACGTGGAAGGCGTTGCGACGATATTCGACACGCCGTATGAGCTTTTTGAGATTGACGGCGTGAAATATTACGAGGTTATCGAAAAAAACGCACTTGATGAAGCGGACATGAGCGATGTCATTTTACGATATGACCATGAAGGCAAAGTCATGGCAAGGAAATCAAACGGAACTTTGATTATTGAACCGAAGGACAAGCTGTATATTTATGCCGACTTATCCAAGTCGAGAGCGGCAAAAGACCTGTACGAAGAGATACAAAACGGATTGGTCACCAAAATGTCTTGGGCTTTCAAGGTGCGTGAAAGATCGTTTGACAGAAAAACAAGAACGATCAGAATCAGAAAAGTCGCAAAAGTATATGACGTTGCACCGGTAGGAGTACCGGCTTTTGACGCGACTTCCATTTCCGCACGTTCTTTTGTAGACGGAGTGATCGAACAAGAACAGCAGGAGTTGCTTAAGCGGAAACGGTTGTTGCTGCAACTTCAAATTATCGAACAATTAGGAGGTAAGATATTATGAGAACACTGAAAGACATAGAAAAGAGACTGGCTGAAATCAAAGAGCAGCTGGAAAATGACGAAAACGCCGACGTAATCGCATTGGAGCAGGAAATTAACACTCTCACCGAGGAAAGAAAAGCTCTCCTGCAGGCGGCGGACAAGAGGAAGAAACTATTGGAATCCATCGCGGAAGGACGCGATGCGAAGGTGATCGACGAGTTTGAGGCTCCCAGCCAAAACGAACTCAAACGCAGAGCCGAAGAACTCTACGAGACCGGGAGAATGAGAATCAGCGCAGCCGAAGCTCGGTCCGTTTTATTATCGACCGGTACTTTGGCTAAACCTACTTCCGTTAGCGGTATTACCGAGCCGTTTAACATTATCTCCTCGATCGTTGATATGGTATATGTCGAGGACTTGACGGGTGTCGGCTCTCATAAGGTCGCCTACATGAAGTCTTGGCAAGAAGCGAAAGACAATGTTTCTCCCGGTACTGCTCCCACTACTTCGGATCCCGTATTCCGGACAGCGGCAATCAACCCGTTCCCGATGGACGTCATGACCTATGTGGCCAAGAATCTGAAAAAGCAAACGCCTCTGCAGTATGAGGAAAAGGTCAGAAGAGGGGCGTTGATTGCGCTTCGCAAGAAGATGGCAAGTTGGATCATCAACGGTAACGGATCCACACAGGCGTATGGTATCTACAATGCCGTTAACACCGAATCCGGACCCGAGGACATCTATGAAACCTACTTGGTGGCGAAAGATTACGACATCAATGAAAAGACCTTGCGTAATATTGTATTTGCCTACGGCGGAAACGAAAACGTGGTCGGCTCTGGTCCGAAATTGATCCTTAATAAGATGGACTTAATTGCGTTCGGAGATGTTAGAGGTACGAACGAAAAGAGAGCCGTATACGAAATTACTCCCGACGGTTCCAATCCCAACATCGGAGTCATTCGAGACGGCGGCTTAAGCGTTCCTTACGTTATCTGCTCCGATGTGACGGCTTTGACAGGTAGCGCCAAAACGGGATCCGCGAGAATTAAGACGATGATCTACGGCGAACCGTATGCTTACATGCTCGGACTATTCGGCGACTACGAAATCCGAGTATCCGAAGATTACAAGTTCGGTGAAGGTCTCTTAACCGTCAAAGGCGAAGTCATGGCAGGCGGTAACATCATCGCGGACAAAGGATTTATCGTTGTCACGAAGAAGTCTACCGATGATACCTAATAGGGGCGGGCATTCCGCCCCTTTTTGTTGATCCTGTAAAGGAAAGGTGGTGTCGATATGGACTTGCTATACGAAATTAAGATTGTACTTAGAATCGTCGATGACGCATACGATGAGGAGATCAGAGGGTTGATCGACGCGGCTCGCCAAGACTTATACCTCTCCGGAATATCTCAAAACAAAACACACGACAACAACGACCCGTTGGTACGCAGGGCAATCATAACTTACGTCAAAGCTCACTTCGGCTGGAACAATCCCGACGCCCAAAGGTTAAGCGACGCCTACTCCATGATTAAGACGCATCTCGCCTTGTCGAGCGAGTACAGGGGTGATTGAGATGTTGTTTAACACAACCTTAGAGTTAATCGCACAAGAGACATACGAGACGGACGACAAGGGCGACAGGGTACAGGTCAAAGTTAGACGTAAGGTATATGCCGACAAGCAATCGGTACGACAATCCGAACACTACGAGGCGGCGGCTACGGGATTACGGCCTGAGCTGATATTTGTAGTCAGGTCTATTGACTATAAAGGAGAGCCGAAGCTGGAGTATGGTGGAAAAGAATATACGATTGTACGGACCTACAACACCAAGTCCGAGCTAACGGAGCTGGTATGTCAGGGGGCGGTCAACGATGGCGAGTAATGCACCGAAACCCGTCGAGATTAAAAACGGCGAGGTGACGTTTATATCCAACGTGGACCGATGCCAATACACGATTACGGAGCTCTCCAAGATGGCATTGCGTGATGTGGCCAAGCTCCTGCGACAGCGGATCAAGGACCCGAGTAATATGCCTGAGCAAACGGGGAACTTAAAGAAAAACGTCGGCACATGGGTAAAAATCGACAAAGATACGGGTCAGCCGGTACTGCAGATAGGGGTTTACAACAAGGAACGGGCCCATAAAAAGGGTTTGAGATATGCTTTCTACGCTCCGTATTTGGAACTCGGTACGAAGAAGCACAAGCCTGTCAATAACGGCAAAGGCTTTATAAAGCACGTTGTCGAGGCAAGTATCGACGATATTCGGCGGATAGAGGGAGCGTATCTCAAGGAAATTGAGGACGAAAACAAGGCTCTTGGCTTAATCCGGGAAGGGGAGGAGATAGCGGATGATTAATTTACGTAAGCAGCTGACGACGATATTAAAGACGGTATGCCCGAGAGTCCACTATCAGGACGCCCCTGAAAATGAGACGTTGCCTTATATCGTTTACGACATTACCAGCGTCCTTCCGAACGGGGAGAATAACGATTCGGTCTTTTTGGACGTGGACATCTGGGATTCCAATGAGAAAAGCGACAACATTGAGGGTTTATTGAAAAATTTGCGAACCGCCCTCGAAGGAAGAACGATCGAAACGGAGGAATTCTCCGCCGTTATCTACGGTGCGAACGTGGTACCGATCGCCGATCCCAACACGATGATAAAGCGGCGAAGGGCGTCTTATACCATCAATATCTATGCATAGGAGGGATAATAACATATGCCTAAACTTACGACACAACAGCGTCAAAATATACTGATCGATTACGGTCTGGTCTATATAAACTGGGGCAAGGAAGGCCAACGCCGTCTTGCACCGACAAGAGGCGGTGCAACCATTACGATTACACCGACATACCGAGACATCGATTACGACGGGAGCAAGGGCAAGGAAAAGGGTATGCAGATTCTGGAATCGGTAGCGGCAACGGCAACCGTACCGCTCATGGATATGAGCATGGAAAACTTGGCTCTGCTCATGCCTTACGCAACGTTGACAGGTGACGGTATCGGCACGCCTTATAAGCTTACCGTCAAATCGTCCAATATCGGCCTTGTACAGGACTCGGCATATCTGGATAACATTACGATCTTCGGCAAGAAGCTTGGCGGCAATTATGTCAAAGTTACGCTGCACTCGGCCATGAATGAGGGCGCTTTCACCTTGACGGCTGCTCCGAAAGCCGAAGGTGTGGTCAATATGGAAATCCATGCTCACTGGGATGCCGAAGACGACACGAAGGATCTTGTCGAAATCGAGGATGTGGAAACCATCAGCGACGACAGCACACCGCCTACGGCAACCACGGTACCCGATGACGGAGCTACGTCCGTAGTGGTATCGAGCAATTTGACGGCTACGTTTAGCGAAGCCATTCGCCAAAGCGATATCCACGCGGGCAACTTTATTCTGGTCAAGGTATCGGACGGATCCGTCGTTTCGGGTGATTTATCTTACGAACCTGCAACCAAGACGGTAACGTTTGACCCGACTTCCAATCTGGAAGCGGGCACGGCTTATCTCTGGCTCATATCCAATGTAAGAGATTTGGCAGGCAACAAAATGACGCCGAAGACGGTTAATTTTACAACGGCGGCTTAACGGGGACTGACAATCCCCGTTTTCTTTTGAGGAGGTAGCGATGATAAATACTGATAAAGCGATCGATATGATCCCGTATATGGTTGACATATACGATAAATTGGACAAGGACTATCTGGACAAGAGCATCCGCACAGGCAGCGCAGAAGAAGTAGGGAAAAAGTCAATCAAGATATTGCTAAAAAATATCGATAAGTTTAAACCGGAAATATTCGGTCTAGTAGCAATTGCTCAGGACACAACGCCCGAAGAGGTGGCAAAGCAGAGCATCATTAAAACCATAAACACATTTAAAGACATCTTCGAGTCAATTTTTAAAGACAAGGAAATGTCCGATTTTTTCGGCTCGTTCGTGCAACAGGCTACTCAAGAACCCTAAACCTGTTGCATAGTAACTACGGACTGGAAAACGTCAGAGGGAAGAGTCCGAAACATCTTAAAAAGCTCCTGAAACATGCACTCGAGGAAGATACCGAAAAGTACGCATGGGACTTGTGGAAACAGGTTTATCCTCTCATGCATCTCGGTTTGGTCGAGTTTGTGTCTTTTGAAGACTACAAAAACAGAGTTGTTAATAACACACACTTATATACACACAAAACAAGCGAAGAAATCATCGACGAATTTGAACCGATCGTCGAAAAATATATGCAAGAAAGGCGGTGACGGGCTATAGAAATCTTTAGGCTCTTAGGATCGGTGTTTGTCCAAAATGAAGAAGCGAATAAAAAATTACAGGAGACCGACAAAAAGGGTAAAAGCTTAGCCGAAACATTCGGCGAAGGTATTAAAACCGTCGCCAAGTGGGGAGCCGCCATTACGGCCGGAGCTACGGCAGCCGTAACGGGACTATTTGCTCTCACCAATAAGACGGCCGAGTACGCGGACGAGATCGACAAGCTATCCGAACGTACGGGAATCAACCGAGAAGAGCTCCAGCGTTGGAAGTACGCAGCCGGGCAATCGGGAGCCGATATCGGTAAGCTGGAAGTCGGCATCAAGACGTTGTCCGGAGTGATGGACGATGCCATACGGGGCAACGAAAAAGCAATTCAAAAGTTTGCCGAGCTTGGCATCACTCTTGAAGATCTGCAGGAGAAGTCACAAGAAGATATCTTCGGCACCGTCATGAATGCCCTTGCGGACATGGAGCAAGGAGCCGTGAGAAACGCTCTCGGTGCAGATCTGCTCGGTAAATCGTATACGGAGCTGTTGCCGTTACTCAACGCAGGATCCGACGGAATGCAAGAGCTGAAAGACCGTGCGGACATGCTCGGGATTGTAATGTCCGAAGAATCGGTAAAGGCGAACGTAAAATTCGGAGACACGTTAGCGGATGTCAAATCGACTATCGGCGGTATAACGAGAGGTCTGACCGATCAGTTCTTACCGTCATTCCAAAATGCGGCGGATTGGCTCATAGAAAAATCTCCGATCATCCAAGAGATCGCCGGAAAAGCATTTGATTTTATCGGACAGGCCATCGGATGGGTATACGACAAGATAAACGACTATGTGATCCCTGCTTTTAAAAGGCTTTATGAGTGGATCGAGCCGTACATACCAAAGATTAAGGACTTCCTCGTCGATGCGTTTGATCGGGCAAAATACGCTCTCGATAAAGTCAAAGAGACACTAAACGCTCTGTACGAGTGGATAGAGCCTTACTTGCCTGACATGAGGGATATTGCCGTAGATGCGTTTGACAAGATTCGTGAGGGAGTAGAGTGGTTTATTAACGCAATACGAGACGCTACCAAGTACGTCCAAGAGCACTGGGACGTTTTTGAGCCGATTTTAACGGGTATCGCAGGCGGAGTGGCAACCTTTGCTGCGATTAAGGCGGCGATTGCCATATATAACGGCATTGTCGGTATTGCGACGACCGTAACGGGTGCGTTCGGAGCCGTTTTATCGTTTATCACTTCCCCGATTGGTGTCGTTACCCTTGCCATTGGGGCGCTGATTGCTATCGGCGTGGCGCTCTATAAAAACTGGGACGAGGTCTCCACATGGCTTAAGGAGACATGGGATAAAATCTCCGAATGGGCTCAGAATTTCGCCAAGGGTTTTACAGAGGTCTTCGAAAAAGTGAAAGAAAAAATCGTCGGCATCTGGGAAGGAATCGTAGACAAGATCAAGTCGGCCATCAACTGGGTCATTGAAGGGATTAACGGCTTTATACGAGGCATTAATAGCATCAAAATACCCGATTGGGTCCCTGCGATTGGCGGTAAGGGAATCAATATCAAGGAGATACCGTTACTTGCCGAAGGGGGAGAAATCATCCGCAGAGGTAGTGTTATCGTGGGTGAGAAAGGTCCGGAATTGCTTACTCTGGAACCCGGTGCAAAGGTTACTCCGCTCAATAATGTCGGTGGGCCCGTTAACGTCTACGTAATACTGGATGGCAAGACGATCGGTAAAGCGACAGCTCCGCATATAGCCAACGAAATCGTGGTCAAGACGGGGGTGGCTTAATGAGGGTAATAATAAGCGGTACCGAATATTTGGTAGTAAAAAACAAGACTAATATCGAGGACGCAATCGGAGAAAGATCCATTGCGTCCTTTGTCGTTATAGACATACATAGCGAGTTTACATTTACCAAAGGTATGCCTGTGACGATATATGACGACGACGACAACGATATTTATAAAGGATTTGTAAACGACGTTAAGGAGCAACGAGACGGACTTGTCTTGTATCACTCTATTGATGTTGTGGACAATCATTACTTGGCCGACAAGCGGACGATAGCGAAAGCGTATGCAAGTGAGTATGCAGGCGATATTGTCAAAGACATTATCGCGGAGAAGCTCGCCGAGGAAGACATTACCGAGGGGTGTATCGAGCAAGGCCCTGTGATTACCGAGGCGGTTTTTAACTATGTAAGCTGTGCTGACGCCATATCCGAGTTGGCGGATAAAGCAGGGTTTTGGTGGAAGATCGATCGCGATAGGCAACTTCATTTTCGGGCAAAGACAAGTGTCGATTCGCCGTTTGATGTAACCCCAAAAGATTTTATCGGGAAACCACGAGTAACGATCGAAAACAACAGTTATCGAAACACGCAGATCATCCGCGGATCCAAAGATCTGACGGATGTGTTGACCGAGTATAAGACGGGAGACGGCCAGAATAAAACGTTCACCGTCGGCTTTCCGATCGCAAAGGTTCCGACTATCACTCTCAACGATGTACCGCAGACGGTGGGAATTAAAGGCCTTGAAAGCGGCAAAGACTGGTACTGGAATAAGGGAGACCCCGTCATTACGCAGGACAACGACGCTACTCCTTTGGAACCAACGGATACGCTCAAGATTGAGTACCAAGGAGAGTATGACATTATCGTCTTTGTTAATGACTTGGCAGAGATTGCCCAACGAGCCGATATCGAAGAAACTTCAGGTATCGTAGAACACGTGGAAGATCAGCCAAATATTACGTCTTTAGGAGCAGCATTTGAAGTAGCCAATAAGCTCCTCGAACAAAACAAAGGCGTCAATAAAAAGATCCAATTTGCGACATATAAGCCTGGACTACAGGCAGGTCAGCTTTTGACCGTAACGGTGCCTTATCATAAGTTATTCGGCGAAAAATTCCTCATTACGATGGTTACCGCAACACGAGACGGTAACCGTTTTATATATGACATAACTGCAGTTCAAGGACCCGGCTATAAGCCTTGGCAAGAGCTCTTCGCAAACATGTTCAAGAAACCGGAGAAGCTTCTAGTCCGAAAAGGCATCCAAGAACAGCAGATCCTTGTCACCGTGGAAGACTTCGAGCGAACGTGGGAAGAAACGGACCATCCGAACATCTTCAAAGAGGTGTACGCTTCCGAGAATCTCTTTCCATCGGAAGATCTTTACCCGATGTTTGAACCTTCGGATAGAGTCAAATATGTCGCATGGTTTAACGGTGGGACGGAGCTGGGGCGTAAGCAGGTCACAAAGACTGTTGCCACAGATGGACAGATCGATACAATCACATACTTGGCATCCTATGAAGCCAATACGACGATTACACACCTTGGATTTATCGGCGGGTGGCGTGCTACTGCAGAAATCGGAACAGGGATTTTGACGGATCTGCAGGCCTTCGACAAGACCAAGACACAGCTTGAAAGTATCCAGATCAATAAGACGGATATTCGCGATTTTACGCCCGATGAGGGCGATTTTGCTATTACGGCGGAGTACATGCAGTATTTGGACGACCTTATTACGGAACTGGAGGAGATGGCGGCATGAACTGGGATGAAAATACACCGTTGAGTCCTGATAATCTCAACGATTTAGAGAGCAGAATAACGGCTGCGTTGGCAGATGTATCGACCGGGAAAGACAATATCTATAACGCATTAGTGTCCAAGGGTATTATTCCCGGTACAAAGGCATTTGCGGATCTGGTGGCTGCCATCAACAGCATAGCGGTCATCGGAGACCAGAGCGCAACCCTTAAGATTACGGGAGCAGGTAAGCCATCGAAGATTATACCCGCCGGTCTTACGACAGGCGGCACGATTACCGCCGAGTTGGATACGACCTTGGCGCAATACATCCTTAACACCCAGACAATCGGGGGCGTGCAGGGCACGTTAGTCCAAGGCAGGCAAGTGGCAAGCGGTACGGGCAGCTTGACACAGGTTAACGATTATACGGCTCAACTCGTAGTAACGGGATTGGCATTTACGCCGACGGAACTCTATCTTAAGGGAACGTTACGGGT